GGCAGCATTCTTACGGCGGCGGGCGTTCCGCTGCTTACGGGACCATAAGCCAAAGAAATACTGCCCGATCCCCATGCCGAGGCCGGCAGCGGCCATACGCGCAGCGAACATGCCGTCCATCACGACGACCTTAGCCCAAATCACAACGAAAAACAACGGAGACCGCCCACATGGCAGTCAGCGATTGGAGTCCGTCGGCTTCAGGAAACAACACGATTGAAGGCATCAGCGTCGCTGAGAACTGCCCGGCTGCGAACATCAATGACGTGATCCGCGCCATGGCGGCCGCGATCAAGTCCTACAGCCTAACCGTCACCTCGCCAACCGGCAATTACATGCCCCTTTCGGGTGGTACTTTCACCGGGACGATCAAGCGTCAGGGCGGCGGCTCATACACCTATTTCGCCAGCTCCAGCATGACGGGCGGCGCAATCTACGTCCAGTCCTCGACCGCAGCCCTTCCGACCTCTCCGGCGGAAGGAACCATCGTGTTCCAATACTAGATGAGCGCCACAACGCAGATCCGCAAAGGCGGGTCGTGGCAATCAATCAAGGGCTGTTCGGTGTTCGCGGCGGGCGCGTGGCGCACGATTGTCGCGATCAAGGTCTATTCGGGAAGCGCCTGGAGGCTGGTCGGTAACTTCACCACTCCGGCGCCCCCTCCTTCTGGCGGAGGCGGATCGGGCGGTGGCGGCGGAACGATCACCGTCACCATCGCTCCATCACCGTTCCGTGCGCTCGGCAATAGCAGCACGCTCAGCGTTTCCCTCACCGCAACCCCTTCGGGCGGCCTTGCTCCCTACACCTACGCTTGGTCGGTCACATCGGGCGCGAACGTAACCGTCAGCCCCAGCAATCTCGCCACAGTCACAGCAACGGCGACTTCGGTTGGCAGCGGGGCAGCCGTTCCCGCCACGCTTAGCGGCGTCGTCACCGACAGCCTCGGAACGACCGCGACCGCCAGCGTCAGCGGCAACTTCGTCAATACCAATAGCGCCTAGGAGCGTCGATGTACCACTATTTCAACTCGCTCACGAACACTCGTGGCGACGCCCTGATCGGTTATTTCGTCAAGGCGATCGACGTTGTCACCAACAGCGAGATCACGATCTACGCGGACGCGAACGCGACGCCGATTGTCTCTGTCTCGGGCGTCGATAATGCGGCGCGGGTCGACAGCGATGGCAACCTGTCCTTCTACCTGAACACCTCGGGCGACTTCAATCTCGACGTTTACGCGACCGACGCGACCACGTTTGTCAAACGGTTTACCGACATGGCCGTCGCGGTCGGGCCGACGGGAGCCCAAGGCCCTGCTGGCGATGTTGCCAAGGCTGCCGACAGGACGGCGCTAGCTGCCACTGTCGCAACCGCTGGCCTGACCCGCTACCTCGCCGAGACCGGACGCGAGGGCACGTTCGTATTCGACAGCACGAACATCAGCGCCAATGTCAGCGGCGGCTTTGCATTCGGAGACACGCAGCAGGGCGTTTATGTCCTACCCGCTTCGGACCTCACCGGGGCTTCGGGGGCATGGGTCCGCAAGTTCACCGGGCCGCATAACGTCAAATGGTTCGGCGCAAAGGGCGATAACGTAACGAACGACGGCGCTGCCGTGCTTGCCGCGCTCGGCTACCTTCTGGCGACGAGCCGGCCCCTTACATACGGTTTCCACGCCGGTGGCAGCGCGTCGCTATTCTTCCCCAGTGGCACGTACTACCTCGGCGCGAGCACGCTGGAGATTTACGCCACCATGCGGCTCGTCGGAGAAGGCGTCGGGGACGCCGGCGCGACGCCTACGGTTCTACGCTGGGATGCGAACACCTGCGGCCTGCGCGTGCACAATGTCCTCACGGCCAGCTTCAATGGAAAACTTGGCGTTGCCCGGTTGACCTGCGGTGACGCGTCGATCATCGAGGGTATTTTCTTCGAGGGCGGCTACACCAACGCCACCGCAACGCCGGAGAACGACCAATATCCCGCGATCCAGCTCCGCGCTCGGGCAACCATTCGAGACTGTTTCTTCAACAACTGGCAGGGCGACGCCATTTATGCGCACGCCAGCGGGTCTGCTGGTGACGGAGCAAATCCGCCCTACGGCAACGTCAATAACTGGAAAGTCGAACGCTGCGCGTCGCAAAACACGCGTGATGGCCTCTCGCTGTCTGGCGCGGACAGTAATGCCGGATATTCGTTAGGCTTCCAGGTTCTGTCGTCCCGCCGCCATGGTATTTGGGACGATTCATTCCTCGGCAATACGCACGTTGCTCCGCTCACCCAGTCCTGTTCAGGAACCGCCGAGAATGGCGTCGCGCTTCCGGCCAGCATCGTATCTGACGGGACCAATCGCTATGGCGTGATTGCAGGGCAGTCCGTAGGAGCGTCCACCAACGCTCCGACTTCGGGCGCGACCAACACTTGGTGGTATTTCATCGGCGCTGGTGGTGCCAGTTCGTCCAACGGCATCCCGCTCTGGACCAGCGGAATGGCCGTCCGGGAAGGCTTTCCGTATTATTCGACGCAAGCAGCGGCGCACAACCGTTTCATAGCGCCGTATAGTGAAAGCAGTCAGGCTCCCAATTTCGCGCAGCTTTCAACCCAAGTCTTCGCTCCCACGGGCCTGAACAGCAATCCGTGGTTGCGGACGGACAACGCGCAGCCTCTGGACGGCGTACTTACCGCACTGGCGACCGGCGGCCTGACGGCCAACGGCAAGTTCCTCATCAACGGCACTTTCCAAGTTCTCGGGGCCACGTCGCAAATCGGCCCGCAGAGCGGCACCGCTGCTGCGAACACTGTCAATTTAGATAACACATCGACGCAGAACAGCCTTCAGCTTCGTTCGTGGTCTGCCGGCGTGTCGCAGATCGACGCAAAGATCATATCGCTCCGTGGGGGCGCAACTAACGGCAACCTTCTTCTCGACGGTATAGCCAATGGCGCCGCCGGTTCAGTGGTCCTGCGCAGCGGCGGTGTTGAGCGGTTCCGCACCGATGCTAACCGCGCGACGGTGGCGGCAGGGTTCCCGCTCAACCTTGCGCCCGGAGCTGCGCCAGGAACCCCGTCCAATGGCGACATTTGGTACGATTCCACGCTGGCGACCTTCAGGAAGCGCGTGAATGGCATCACGCTGAACCTTACTCAGACGCAATCATTCACCTTCGCAACGCTCCCTGCGTCTCCAACGGTCGGACAGAGGGAGTTCATCACCGACTGCACGGTGAACACCTTCGGCACCGCCGCAGCGGGTGGCGGCACGAACAAGGTTCCTGTCTATTACGACGGCGCGTGGAAGGTGGGCTGATTCTTGTCCTCAGCCTTCTGAAGCTTGCCGCGCTCCTTGATCGCCTGCCACACGGTTAACGGCTCGTCGAAGTCGACGCGCTTCCCGTTGATGATCGTACCGACAAGCATCGTCCGATGGGCCATGGGCGCACCCTACCACGCGACACTATCAGTGGAAAGTAGCGTAAATGCACGAAGGACTAATCCCGTGATGCTCGCGGAATCCCCGAGGGCCGCTGTGGTCGACGGGACGCTGGCAACTTGGTCCCTGTGGATCGTCATTCACGGCGGCGGGGCAATCATCTCAGCCCTGACCATTATCGCGCTGGTCCTTCGCGTGATGCTTCTGTGGCGGCAGTGGAAGGCGGGACGATGACAAAAGACGGCCTGCGCGAGAAGGTAAGCAACGATCTCCGCGCGCTCTACGGTCGCGTGGCAGACGAGCCCGTGCCGCAGGACATGAAGGACTTGCTCGAAAAGCTGAAATGAGGATCAGGTGGGCGGCAGGCCAAAGGCGTTGGTTGCAAAGGCGTTGCCAGCCCACGCATCTGGACGGTGGTTCCACGCGCCATGCACTTGCGCGAGCTGCCAAAGTTGGCCCTCTGTAACATCCCGCGCCACCGTTCCAACGTCATACAGCCCAGGAACCCGATCCGCTGCCACAACGCGATGGCCGGCGCGTTCAAGGGCGTCGACAGCATATTGCAAATAGTGACTCGCTGACATGGCCCAGCTCCTAGCACAAAACTGTCGGCGGAACAAGAAATGACCCGGCTTTCTTCCGTCAATCCGTGCGCGGGGGATGGGCAACAGGGGCGGTTTACTCACCGGGTCTAACCGAGCGCTCCGGGATCACTCTCATTCACCCGTTGCAAAGCGTCCAACGCGGCCAATTCGCGGAGGTTCCCATGCTCAGCACGAAAGAGCTGCTCGATCACATGGCCGAGCGGGACACGGGTGACATCGGACGCGCGATTGCTGACGGGCTCGACAAATACTGCCCGCAATATTCAATCAACACACATCTGAGACTGGCGCACTTCCTGGCCCAAGCGTGCCACGAAACAGAAGGTTTCCGCTACCTCAAGGAGATTTGGGGTCCGACGCCTGAGCAGCTTGGATACGAGCATCGTGCGGACCTTGGCAACCTTCGACCCGGTGACGGGCGGCTCTACTGCGGCAGGGGTATATTCCAGCTTACGGGACGGGCTAACTATGCCCGTATTGGCGCGGCGCTGGCGCTTCCGCTGGAGGTTGAACCGGAGCTGGCATCTGATCCCGTAATCTCCACGCGCATCGCCTGCCATTACTGGATGGTCCACGGCATCAACGCCGCTGCCGATGCTGACGACATTATCCGCGTAACCAAGGCGATCAACGGCGGGTTGAACGGGCTTGCCGAGCGTGAAGCCTGCCTTGCGCGGGCTAAGGAGTTGCTGCCGTGAGCGTTCGCACCACCGTTTCCTACCTGCGCCAGCGCCTCAACGAGCGCTCGACTTGGATGCTGATCGCCGCCTCAGTCGGTGCCGCTGCCGCCCTCAGATGGCCGTGGAGCGCAATTTCATTTGCCGTGGGCGTCATTGGCGCTCTGACGCCTGACGGCTCTGTAACGCCTTCCTAGCGCTTCCTGGGGGACAATCATGTATATACGCGGCCTCGCTGTCGCCACGGCGCTTCTCATCCCCTCGCCAAGCGCTACCGAGAGCCTTCCGCTCGTCGTCGTTCAACCCGCATCGATCGTGCAGGTCATCTGCTATGGCAAGGACTATACCGACGCCGGAACCGCATTTCGCGTCGGCCCCACGGGGCTGCTGCTGAGCGTCAATCACGTCACCTCGACGCCGAACTGCTACATCGAAGGCAAGCCGATCAACCTTGCCTACAAGTCGCCGAACACAGACTTTTCCGAGCTTCAGGGCGACGACGGGCCGTATCTCGGAATAGACTGCAACGGCTTCGTGAAGGGCCATCACTACATCGCGATCGGCTACGCGCGCGGGATCAGCCCTGTGACGACGCTCGATCTCACCGCAACCGGCCAACATGACAGCAACGGGCAGGAACTGTTGCTGAGCATGGTCCCGGTGATCCCTGGAATGAGCGGCGGACCGATCATCGACGCCGATACCGGCAAAGTGGTCGGCACGGTTAACGCGGAGAATTTCGAGGAAGGCTTGAGCTGGTCGGAAGAGCTCAAGAACGAACCTGTCTGCCGGGGGCCGATCACATGAACCGCAAACCTGAAGATCCATCCGCGATCCTGTTGCGCCTCGCGAAAGCAGCAAAGTCGCGCGCGGAAGAGAATGCTTTGCTGCTCGGCTCGCGCTTCATATTCGAACATACCGGCGTCGGGCCGTGGGAGTGACCGAGCGCATCATCGCCGGTTCGCTGTTTGTCGGCTTCGTCATCCTTTTCGTCAGGTGGATGGTCAGCCGTAATGCGGAAGGGACTGACTGATGTTCATCGCCTTGATCCTTGCCGGGATTGTCGCCGCTACCTTCGGTCTGTTGATGTGCTGGGGCGGGTCGATGTCTGACGCTTCGGACGAGGGCTATCAGAGAAGGGGCTTGGCGGTCATTGCTGTCGGCGCGGTTGCTGTCGTCGGCGGTATCGTTGGGCTGGTCGTTTGAGGGGCGTGGAGCGGACAGGGGGAATCGAACCCCACTCAGCAGCGCTTGGAAGGCGCGCGACACAACCCGTGTGCTTGCCCGCTCAGTGGTCGCGGACGGGGTTCGACACCCGCTCAATCCGGCTTGCAAGACCCCTGCAAATGAGCAGGCGGATTGTCCGGCCCGCGCCAACCATAGGGCGCGCAACGGCGCTTCCATCAGCATCGCCGCAACCAATCGCCTTGCTACCATCAAAACGCTTGCAATTCAAGAGGGGTTTCGCTATGAAAATGCTCTGCTGGATATTCGGGCATTCGCGTTTCGAGATTCCAGTGGTCCGCCTCCCTACGTTGGAGGTTGTAGGCGTCCCTGCGTGGTGTAGGCGCTGCTTCAGCGATCTGCCCGAAGGTGTTCACGGAAAGCCGTATGTTCCGGCGCGTTCATACGGAATAACGTATGTCCGCCGCTTATGCGCTGCGGGGCGCGGCTGATGCCCGTGCTGCTCGCCCTTGCCGGATTCGCGAAGTCCGCATTCTCCGGCATCGTCGATTGGCTCTCGCGCCGCTCGCTTGCCGAGATCATCTGCATCACGCTCTCACTAGCGCTGATCCTCGATCACATATGGGGCAACCACTGGAAGAATGTCGCGACCACGCGACAGGCTCAGCTCGTGCAGATGAAGCACGCTCAAGCCGAAGCGATCGCTGCCGAGAAAAAGGCCAACCGCCAGCTCGAGCAAATATCATCCGACCTCAGAAAGGCGACCGATGAAACGCAAGCTGCCAATGCTGCTACCGCTCATGCTCTGCGCCTGTCAGGCCCCGGCAAAGCTCGTTGTCCCTCAGTTCCCCGCTCCGCCGGTAACGGAGCGCCCGTTGCCAAGCCCGATGCTGCCGGACCTCCAGTGCCTCCAGCAGACCTCGCAGCCGTGCCCTGGAATTGGCTTGCCGACAGGGCCGAAGAGCACGACCAGCTCCTAGCGGAGACGATCGCTTGGCGCACTTGGCACGATGAAGTGCTGAAGGTGTGGCCGAAGGGTGGGCAGCGCTAGCCGATGTCCGCATATGTGGCTGCCATATCATGCCACTCTGGAGACAGGGTTTCGTGGTCGCGACCCAGCGCTCTCCATGCCGACAGGAAAGCGTCCGCCATTGCTGGCGAGACGATGTTCTCAAACTGGCGGCCGGAACAACCTCTGGTGCGGCGGTCGATCGCGTCAACCAGTGCGGCAAGGGCTTCGTTCATCGCCATTCTCCTGCGCCTTAGCGGCAGGTCTGCGCTACCACAATTCGCCTATCGGATCAACAGCAGAGCGGGGGCTTTGTGAATGACAACGACGCGCGCATTCTCGTGGTCGACATCGAGACGAAGCTTCTCGAAATCCGCTCATTCGGAATCCGCGACCAGCACATAGCGATCCACCAGCTCCGCGACATAGCGACGAGCGCCCGGACCATTCACTGCATCGGCTGGAAGTGGGTTGGCGACCGCCGGACACACGTTCTCAGTGAGTGGGAGCACGGCTACGAGGGGATGATCGAGCGCATCCGCGACCTGTTCGACCAGGCTGACGCGGTGCTCGGCTTCAATCACATCAACTTCGACATGAAGAAGATGCGCGGCCAATTCGCGCTTCTAGGCATGGACTACCCCAAGCCGCCGACGAATATCGACATCTACCGAACCGTTCGGCAGATGGGCTTTCCCTCATCCAAGCTGGACTACATTGCACAGGCGTTCGGGATCGGGCGCAAGGTCGAGCATCCCGGCTACAAGATGTGGAACGATTGCTTGGACGGCTGCCCGAAAGCGCAGCGCAAGATGGCGAAGTATTGCGCCGGCGACGTGCGGCTGACCGAGGACGTTTATCATCGCTTGCGTCCTTATATCGAGGATCACCCGTATCTCGGGAAGCAATCGGGATATTCGTGCAACAGGTGCGGATCCAAGAACCTGACGAGCCAGGGCGAGAAGCGGACGCGGCACTGGCGGGTTCAATCGCTCAAATGCTCAGATTGCGGCGGGTGGCGGCAGGGTCTGAGAAAGCGCATCGCATGACTCGCGTCATCCCGCTTGGCGACGGCAAAGAGATCGTCGTTAGCCATGACCTCGGTAAGACACGCATCTCCATCTGGGCAAACCGTGGTGAGCTTGGAGTCGAAATAGACCGAAAGTCAGCAATAAGGCTTAGGGCTGCGCTATTTGCTGCGGTGGTTGAGCCTGAGCAAGCAGCGATTCAACAGCTACCTGCACCGGACCGGGAATAGTATTCCCGTCCTGCTCCCAGCGGCTGACTGACTGCCATCCGTTCTTGCCCATTCGCAGGCGCTCGGCGAGACCGTGTTGGGTCAGGCCGAGCACCTTGCGCGCCCCCCTGAGGTCAGCTGGGGTCACGAACCAATTCCCATGCGCCATAGACGCAGCGATCTCCAGCAGGGCGATATGCGTCCACGATCACGCCATCTACGCACGCCATCACATGCTTCGACACCTTGAGGATAAAGCGGCCATCGGTATGCTTCAGGGCGAATGAGGCCGGATTGACGCGGCGCATTCCCTTGACCGCCGGAAAGGACATCTCGCGAAAGCTCCAGCCTTCGAAGCGGGCCGTCTTGGCCCAAGTCCTGAAGCTGAACCCGCGAGAGCACTTGCGCCCCGCCTTGGCGAGCGTATCGTAGCAAGTGTCGTAGTCGGCCCCCGTCGCGTTCGCCAAGGCAACGACGGTGCAGTCATTCTTCTGGCGCGGCCTGCGCGATTGCGAGCGGCCACCGTCCGAGAACTTTAGCGGAGCGGCGTGCAGATATTCCTGTCCGAGACACCCGATAGAGGCGATGTTTGTCAGCCCTTCAATGTCGCGTCGGTGGGTGCCGAAGCCGGGCCAATATTCCGATGCAGGGATGATGAGCTTTTCCATTCGATGTCTCCTTCTCAGGCGGGGTCAATCCCCAAACAGCTTTATAGTAAAATCCTATACGGCTGTCAAATCCTCCTTTAGCCGTGACACTCGCCGAATGGCCGAAACTCAACGAAGATTGAGGTTCGGGGCGTAGCCCGAGTGGCGCGATAAGCTCCAAAATCCACACTATTCCTCATTCTCAGGGTGTAGTAGAGCGCGGGCTGCGTTTAGGGCTTTGTCGGCAGCGGTGATCCACGAGACGGCATCGGGGTCGACGACCATGCCGTAGTCCGCCGATCGCTCGTACAGTACGGTGTGGCCGCTAACCATGACTTCGCGCTCCTCCTCGATGATCGGGACAGCAAGCTTCAGCGCCTCTCTAAGCGCATCACGATCTCGCTGGAGTGATAGGACTCCCGTCGCCTCGATTGCTGCCTCAGCGGCGACGATCTCAGCACCGTTCGGATTGTCCGATTTGCCTCCACTGAACCTGTGAGCAATGGCTCGCGCTACCCTCTCCACCATCTCCCCCACATCGTCTGTGCGGTCGGGTGTGGGGCGGGGCAGTCCTTCCGCCAAGTAGCGAACCATTTCCACGGCTTGCCGCGCGGTGAAGAGATTGGTTCCAATCGGCCAAGGCGCGCCGAACGGCTGCTTGATGCTAACCCCGCCGTCCGGGTTGAAGTCTGCTGGCAGCTTCCAGCCGAGAAAGCGATCAGCCATGTGCTTGATCTGCTCGTCGGTCAGCTCTCTTGCATCTTCCTGACTTGATGGTGAGGGGGTTGGACTAGTCATCGCAGTAATCCGCGTAGCTGCGGTAGACCTTGGTATTGCCGACGTACCAATACGCGGGCGGCGGCCCTTCACCTTTCCAGCGCAAGTGCTCTGGCAGGCTCCCAGGATCGTACTCGTTGAGCTTTTGTTTTGGCTCACCCATCACCTTCCTCCTTTATCTGTAGGGGCTGACGCGCGAGAGAGAAAGTCGGCGAACACTTCGGCCAGGTCGCGAACCTGACATGCGAGCCGGTCATGGAATCGTTCAAGTTGCTCGACCGTATCGCAAGCGGTTCCGGAAATTGCTTCGTGCATTGCCTGCCGTGCGATCTCGTCGCAACGCGCCTCTAATTCGTACAACTTACTCACGTCCGTCACTTGCTTTTCTCCTGTGAGAGGGCGCGGGTGTTCCATGCGGCGATTGCAGTTTGAGCGTCCGCACTACTTGGACCGCAGCAGATCGCGCCCGCGTGGCAGTCCCAACAAGTTACGTCGAAGTCTGCGTCGCTGGAGCGATCCACGCCAACGTTACTGCCGCCACAAAACGGACACGGCAGCAGTTCTTCACGTTCTTCATGGGTTGTCATGGATGGTCTCCCGATGGGGTTTGGGCGTCTCGGCTATCGCCGACCGCGCTCTCGCCCTTCGGGTCTAGCCCCTCTTCGGGGTCTAGCCGCTGTCGCGCTTCAATCGCTGACGCGGTGTAGTCTGGCAACCACGGCTTCCTGTCGACGCCTTGAGCTGTGTATCGCGGCGGCTCACCGTCGCCGTCCTCATGGTTGTGCCAGAGCTTGCCGCGAGCGCCGAACCACCACTGGCAATACCGCCCGTCGTCCCAATAGAAGCCGACGTAGCAGCTATTGTCGCCCATCATCTCGGCGTGGACCATGCCATCGGCGAAGCGCGCTACAATCTCATCAAAGTCGCCTTCGCTATCGGGCCGTATCTCCAGGTGCGGCTCCGCGTTAGGGATGGAAGCCGCGTCAGCGGTGGAGACGCTTGCGGCTCCATCCGAAGGACGACAGCCCGACGGCGCATCAGCGCCGGAACGCCCTGAATACAACGATTTACCCATCAGACGACTCCACCTGTACCCGTCCATCCTGTTTCACTTCACATCCCCTGGTCATGCTGCGATGCTTTGCCGGCGCGAGCTTCTGGCAATGCTCAGCAGAAGGTCGCGGAATGGTTCAGGCGTGCCTATCCTGGGCGAGCTATCGGTTCCGCCGCCTCGCGCTCCGACTTCGCCCAGGCGCTTCGCCCGCTGAAGGCCCATGCGCTCGACAACGGCGGGATCATAACGAGGCGGTCCCTTGCCCCAGTCCAGCGACGGCAGCTCGACGTGCGCCGCGTAAAGCCATGTCGGCTTGCGGGCATAATGGCCGTAGCGCCCCTGCTCGACGCAGCACGTCCAGCCACCTTCCCAATCGGCGCTGATCCATCCGCCCTCGCGCGGCGGCTCGTTCAGGCCGAAGTGCTGCCATGCCTTCGATCGCTCGGGATGCTCCAGGACGCCGCCAAAGCGCCGCACAGCGTCAAGAGCCGCCTTGAAGCATCCGCCGTCATCGCCGAGCTTCTTGCGCTCGCCCGTGCGCTTCACATGAAGAGGCTGGCCGAACCACATCTTGCCCCACCGCTGGCAGGGTGGATGCGCGACAACCGGATGCGGCCCGTCGTATAGCCGAGCGTCCCTCGCTTCATCCCACGGGTCCACGCCCTCCAGGCCGAAGTAGCAGCCGTTCGTCTCGACAAAGAGCGCGGCCACCTCCCCACTACCCGTCACCGTGTAGATCCTTCCGGATGGTGGTTGGGCGCATTGGCGAGTTCGAGCAAAACGTCGGCGTGGCAGGGCTGGTCAGGCTTGCACCAGCACGCGAGGTTCTTGCCGCGCAATTCGCTCGGATCGGGCGGCGCCAACGCCTCGAATACAGGCGCAATGGCAATCGGCATCGTCCCTGCGTAAAGCCCGCAACCCTCTAGACGCATCCCCGCCGGCGTTCGCATCCACTCGCGGAAAGCCCTCACGCTTGCGGAGTGGCGACCTGCGGGATCACCCTTCTCGCCATAGGCTAACGCGGTCCAGCAGTGCTCCGGCGCTTTGAAGTTGAACGGATTGCCCCACTTCGTCGTGCGATCGACCTTCACCGTGTTCGGCGGCATTCGCCAGCCCTTCGCCCGCGATAGCTGAACACGCACCGGACGGGTTTTCACATCGGCTTGGGTCGCCATAGCTAGATTGCCTCCGGTTTTGTCAGGCACTCGTTTCGCGCCCGCGCCCATGCTGGGTGCCTCTCAACGCGCAGAAGTTTGCGGTAGAGCTCTTCGGAACTTGTCCTGCCGGCTACCAGGTCGCGGGCATGTTGGGCGCGCACCTCACGCAGGGCATTCGGCTCATCCAAAAGCGGACGCGCCCACTCGGCCATCTCGTCAGACCATTTGAACCATTCGCCGCGCACCCGCAGATGGGATAGCTGCTGGTGAATGTAAGCTTCGAACGCCAAGTCCCCGTCTATCACCGCGAGAAGCCGCAGCTCCTCGGGATTGCCCACCTGGAGTTGGCCTAGGCGCGCCCTTGGCTCGCCCTTGCAATAGCCGATCTTGACGAACTCGCTTCGTCCGGACTGGATGAAATAGATCATCGCGGACCACCGATGGTCAGCAAATGGTCCGCAGGTGCGTGTTTGTTCGCCCCGTGTTCGCCGTCCATTCGCATTTCAGATGGACAGAAATCCGCCATTCTGGCTGCCGTTCTCCCGTTTACACCGAGGAGGCCGCAGGTTCGAGTCCTGCACTGCCCACCATATCTGAAACCCGCAGAAATCCTAGACATTTTCGAGCTTCCGTGCAATAGAAATCGGATGCTTGTAAGCGGGTTTGGTCCGCAAATGGTCCGCAGACCATCTATCCGCCTCAGCCATGACAGCGCGGAAAAACTTGGTCAGCGCCCGCTTGGCCTGAGAGGCATTGCGCGGGTCGTAGTGGAGGTAGTGCTTGCTCGTCGTGCGGGCTATCTTCCGGCTTTCTGGAATGTGTCCTGTGATGCCGCTCATCTGCGCGCCGGGAACGCCGCTGTCGTCCATCATGGTGGTTACGGCGTGGCGGATGTCATACGCCTCAAGATCAAGGCCGAGCGCGCGATTGGCGGTTCTCCACCACGTTTTGCGGCTGAGAACGTGCCCGTGGGCATTGCCCCTCCACTCCTCCAGGATCGGCCGCAGCGGGTCTATCGTTGGCACGATCGCATTCCGCTTATCCGTCATCGGCCGCCCGTCCGGGTGAAGGTCGATCAGCTCGCCATCCCATTGGGCCGTCGGATCGAACGCGAGTGCCACGCCGGGACGGCAGGACGTTCCCAACATGAGGCACAGCTCGCGGTAAACAGCGCGGTCCTCCCGCGCATATCCGAACAGCGCCCCGAGATCCTTCAGAGAGGGAACGGGCCGCTCTTCCTCGACGATGAACTTCTTGTTCACGGACGGCACCTTGGGCGCGGCAAACCGACGCTCACCCTCCCCATGATGGAGCGCGGCTCGCAGGTCATCGATATTCCGCTGGACGGTAAGGCCGGTGACTCCCTCGGACTCGTGTCGGTAGGTCTTTCCGCCCCACTCGACTTCCCAGGAATGCGGCCCCATGCGCCAGCGGCGGAAGCGAGTAACGACAGCCGGCGTGATGTCCGCGATGGTTGCGCTCGTGTTGAGCTGCTTGTCGTGCATCAGGAAGCCGATCCAGGCACGAAAGCTGCTCTTGACGGTATCGAGCCGTTCAACGTCCGGCCCGTGCTCTCTGAGATAGTTGAACAGGTGCGGGAGCAGTTCCGCCTCGTCGATGTGCTGCCCGCGCTCAGTCGAGCGCTGCTGAGCCTCATAAGTGCGGAGAAAGTCCTTCGCCTCGTCAAGCTCTACAGTCCTTTGCTTAGTGCTGCGATAGACAACGGAGCGCGATTTCGGGGCGTATGATGCGACCTGCCAGATGTCCGGCGACTTGCCGTCCCGCCGCTTGTCGAGCCAATAGTCTCCGACGATGAGGGGGGAGTTGTCTCGGGACATAATTCGTCGGCCTCAAGGTCTGCGAGCATCCGATAGACGCCATAATTGGCGAGCTCGCGCAACTGCTCGTGGGAAAAGGTTGCGCCAGTTCCATTCCGGTATGCACGGCGCAGTTTGTCGGCAAGGCGTCTAGCGCTCACGCCGCCACCTTCTCCGTTCGATCCGACCCCAACACGTTCTCTCGCGTTGCTTTCTCAGGCATTAGCCGTAGCGGCCATGCTTCAGGATTGCGTCCGGTGGATGATTTGACCTGGGAGGGGTCAAGGAATGTGCGGTGGCCTATTCGCATTGGGCGTCTCCAGCTTCGCTGGCCGCGCTCTCGTGAACGGAGCCCGTTTCGGTCTCCGCCCTCCGGGCTTCGATCGCTGACGCTAGGGTTGGCGAGAGATCATCGCCGACCATCTTCAAATACGCGACACGCTCACAGAACTGCGCGGACAGGACGTTCAGCTTGTTGGTGGTGTCCTGAGACAAGCTGCCCGCATGACGGCGGAACATGGAAAACGTCTCGGCAATGCAGTAGTCGAGCGCACGATCATACGTAGTGAAACGGCGTTCTCCACGCTCACCTCTTGTGCTCGCGGATAAGCCGAAGCCGTCATCGACATAGCCAGAATGATAGGCGGTCCAGTATGGCTCGTCGCCGTAGCTGAAGTATTGCTCGATGACGAAGTGGCAATCTCGATCCTTGTGGTGGTCGCTGCGGACGTAGTTCATCCAAAGAGAACCAAGCTCAGCCATGCAGCGCGAAGGATCGAAGCCCGCAGGGGCGAGACCGCTTGCGGGCTCGACGGGAACCGCGAGAGCCTGACCCGAAGGGGCGCGCCCATAATCATTCGTCATGCTGCCATTCCTTTAGTTGCGTCACTCATGCCGCTTCACTCCACTCAATTCCGTGGCGGGCTCCGTATTCGTAAATAGTCTCGATCAGGTCGCCCATTTGCTGCTTGGTCAGCCGAGAGGATCGGAATCCAACCGGCACCATTCCCTTGCCGTCCAGCGCCATCTCGAACCGCTGGGCGTGATCGAGGCTGTGCATGAACAGCGCCTTCCACACGTCGGGCGTCAGCTCGCGTCCCTCAGGCTTGGCGCGGGACACGTCGCTTAGCATCGCCCATAGCTTCGCGTTTTGCTCGTTCGTCCTGGCCGCCTCTCGGACGTTGACGATCGCGCCGTGCGGAGCCGTCTGGCACCAACGGGCCGCCCGCGCGCGATTCACGTCATTGGTAAGGCGGATGGTTTGGCCGGCGCTCATTTTGACAGACCAATCGTTTGTGGCGGCAACTTGAATGGGTAGAGTTGCGCCTGCTTGCCTCTTTCTGTGGCGCGGCTCAGCACGTCTGCATAGGCGGCCAAAAGATGGTAGAAAGTCGTTTGAGGATACCGCCGCTTAGCCATTGCTCACCTCCATCTTCCGCTCCCATGCGACCCGACCGGGCCACAGGTGCCAGTAATCGCCAGCAAGAGCTTCAGGGTCTTGCCCATTCAGATACTTCCGTGCGAACTCAGGCCAGCCGATCCGGTGCTGCGTATGAAGGTGGCAACCTTCCGACAGGGGTATGCAGTACCGGTCGGCAACCTTGGTCCCGACGCCCTTGGTCGCCTTGTGCGGGACATGGGCGGCCTGGATTTTCCCCGAACAGTCTGGATTGCTTCCGCCGCACGCACACATTCGCCCGCGAAGCCATTGCTTGTAAGCCTCGGCGACTTTCCAGTCAGGACGCGATGCGTTCTGCCGGCGGGGTTTGAGCGCGGTGCGACGGAGCATCATGCGGCCTCTGCCATCGCGGCATAGCGCGCGAGGGTCAGCAGCCGCCCGGCAACGCTGTTGTGCGGCCTGCCGAGCTTGCGCGCCATTTCCGCCTTGGTGAACCCTTCCGCCTCCATTTCAAGCAAAGCCCGATCCTCTTCGCGGGTGAAGGGCCGACCATTGCTGTTCGGAACCTTGATGCCCGTGTTCGAATGCGGGCCGCTTGGCGAGAGCACTCCTAGGCGCAGGCATTGCCAGCAGATCGTTTTATGGTTGACCGGGGTGCCGTTGCGGGTGAACCAGTCGGCAATCGCGCCGTAGCTCATTCCGCGCTCGCGCATGTCGGCCATGCGGTCCAGTTGAACGTCGGAAAGGATGCGAACACCGCTCATGCTGCCGCCTTTTCCGGCTGCTTGGCCCGATCCGCGGCCATCTTCAGGCTCTTTATCGCGCGCTCGAACATGTCCGCGTGGAGCTGCTTCAGGTTTTCGATGCCATAACGTTCGCAAACCGCCTGAATGGTAAGGCCGGCAGCGGTCACCATCACGACAAGCTGGTCGCGCTGCTCGTCGGTTATGAACGTCTGCTCATCTGCCGCGTCGGGACGGTTCACAAAGTTCCAAGGCGATTGCTTCCACGCCTTCCACTGCTTCTTGCCGTTCCAGTCGCTGCTTTCGCAGGGAACCCACGGCGTCGGCATATCGTAGAGGTAGCGACCTATGCCCCACTTCACAGCCGCGCGCTTGAACGCATCGCTAATGCCGCCCTTGTCGCCTTCCACCGCAGTGTCGCCAGCGCCGTCGGACTTGCTGATCCAGCCTTCCTCCGTTTTGATGGCGATGGAACAGATAACGCGTCCTTTCGCCGTCTCGACGTAGCTATCCGACCACCCCGCCGGGCCACACACCTGGTCGAGCCTTTCCATCACGTCGCGGGCGTCGATGTAGGCGAGCGCCATTGCCTTCGCCCCGTCCTTCGTGACAGATTGAGCGCGCCAGCTTACGCTTTCACGCGGAAACTCTGCGGACAGATCAGTGAACATGCTCATTTGCGCCTCACAGTCAGGCTCGCGCCGCCATTGGACATGACGACGCCGGGAATAATCATTCCGTCCTCGACACCTTGTTTGATCGCGGCCATGTCGGGCTTGCGGACGAACTTGCAGTAATCGTCGGGAAGCGCTTCTTCGTCGGCCACCTTTGGTGAAGGCTGGAGCGTTCGCACGCTCACAGTCGCCTCGGGCAATGGCAGCTTCGTCAGGTGCGCTGCGTCCATCAAAGAGACGATTGCGTTCTTCCGCGCCTCGATCCGATGCTCAAGCCGGCCAACGCGTTCGCGCCGGACGTTGATCTGCGCCTTGATTGCGTCGATCATGCCCTCGTCATCTTCGTTTTCAGCGAGTAGAAGGGACACGATCTCGTTGAGCTCGGTTTCGCCTTCGAGCGTCGACAGCTTCAGTTGCTCGTCGACTTCCAGGCCGGGGCAGAGTTCAAGGATTGCCAGCGCGCGGCCGATGTCGACCTTGGCGAGCTTGATTGCGACGTGCTGATTCATGCGGCGATCTTCAGGATTGCGCGTGGCGCGTGCTGGAAAGCCTTCTGGAGCGCCTCGATCAATCGAATATCCTGGGCCGATAGCTGGTAGCCGCGCTCCAGGTTCTCCGCGCTTTGGAACCATGCATCGGCGCGGTAGAAAGCGATCAGCGCAGGACGCCATGCTTCTACCGTTTCAGCGTTAGCTGGCTTGAGATGACGGGCTGTGCTAGCCATTGTTGCGAGCGGGCGCTTCTTGGGCTGACCCCGCCTCCCTTTGGATTTCATCACATTCACAGAAGAAGCGGCGCTCGCCACAGACTTTGCAGGGACCCATGAAACGCGGCTTCACGGTGCGCCCGATAAGTGGAGGGGCCTTGATCGGATCGCGCTCGATAAGCTCGAAAAACTCGTTGAGGTTCATTTCCTCCTCCGATCCTCTGATGATCCGATCCAGGACATGCGTTCGAGCTGGAGGTTGATGAGGTGGTCGATTGCGCGGTTCATTGGGCGTCCCCGCCTTCGGCGGTCGGGCTCTCATGCTCCGCACCATGCCCCTCTGCGGGGTCATGGCCTTCGGTTTCGATCCCTGACGCGATTGACTCTAGCCAATCGAATACACGCTCTGCCTCGGCGCGATGTTCGAATGATAGCTCTACGACGTGACTGTGTTCGCGCGAGTAAATCATAATCGTCGACACCATGAGCTCGTCTGACACGCTCATGCCCCAGTTCCTTTCAGATTGCTTGCCGACTGAAGCGGGCGCGCATTCCCCCCAATGCGCCAAGCGGCCACAGTGGCGGCAGCATGACCAGTTGGAATTGTTTGACACGTTCGGATTGCCACGCCCGCGCACGATGTTATTCTGCCGCCCGCTCGTCGCCGTCGGCAACCTGTTCCTCGCTAATGACGAACGTTGCCTTGGCGGGGTGGGGCAAATAGAACGACTTCTCGCCAGAGCTGCCGTTGTAATTCCCCTCGACTGTGACGGGTTCGCGGTCGTCCTGAACCACAGTGGCGCGATACTTGCCGTTGACGTGGACTTTAACAGTAGTCGTCATTTTGCTTCTCCTTGTGTTGAACCTGCGATAGTTGACACTCGCCCGAAGGGCCGAGACGGCAACGAAGATTGGCGGCTCGGGCTGTGCCGAGTGGCGGCGGTGCCTCAAGGCAATCGCCCTGAACCTTGGTCATCAAGCCACCTTTCTCAAAGGATCACCCATGAACAGGTCATTCTCCATCGCGTAGGTTGAAGCCTCACCCCATGTATCGAACACGGCGACAGGCTTGGTGCAGCAGAAGTAGTCGCGGTGGACCGGCCAGGTGAACAGCTCGGGCGGCTTCGGACGGCTCGCGTAATACTGGTCGAGGTCGACCTTGAACGGGGTTGAGGCGGTCATGCGTCACCTCGGGCTTTGGCGAGGGCATCGCGCATGGCGTATTCGAGTTCGTGCGAGAGTGTGCCGGTGCCCGCGTCGAGATATGCGACGAACTCAGCCAGCGCCTCATAAAGCTCAGGAGCCGCCGCGATTAGACGGGCGTTGGCTTCCACTTGATTGGGCTCCGACAGGGTTTCCGGCTGAAGCGGGTCGCCGCCATCGCTGGTCAGGACGAACGGCAGGTTCTCGGCGCTGTTCGGGACATGGGCTGTCCACGGCCCCGGCGTCCACCCCCCACTCACAGCACCGCTCCCAACATTCTCACAGCAAAGTAAGAAGCGGAGAACGCAGCGATCAGGATACATGCGATAGTGATGATGTGCTGAGCGCGATGGTGATCGGGCACAGGCGCTGGTTCGAATGTGACTGCGGCATAGTCGCGGGGCGGGATGAAGCGGGCGCTCATGCTGCTTCACCGAGCAGTGCGTTCAGCGCGTCAAGTTCGGCCTTAGCCTTGTCCCGTAGATTGGCGGCGTCAGCGTCGGCCTGTTCCGCCATGCTGTCGAAGATCGCCTGCTTGTGTTCATTCAGAGCATTGAGAAAGTAGTGCCGCGCGAGGTCTTTATCGACGCTCCAATCACGGCCGCAGGAGCTGTTGCCGTAGGTGCCGACATAGGCCTCAAAGCCGACGCTCGGGACGACGAACGCGCACCAAGAGGTATCCGTGCGATAGGTGAACGCGAAGCCTTGTTTGTCGAAGTGCTTGCGGTCCGAATACTTCTCGCGCCAGCGCGTCTCGGCTCCGCGCAAGTTGTCCGCGAAGGCTCGTAGGCTTTTGATCTTGTCGATGTTCGCGGTTGCGGTACCCATATGCCCATTCTCCCAAGCGGGTGTCTGAACTCATCCTCGGGCAGCGCGCGGGGGACTGGTGCGCGCTGCCTCTGGGGAGGTCAGGCGATGCGCCAGACGCGAAAGCGCCCATCTGGCTCGGTGCGGCAGGTGAATTTCTTTCCGTGGCGCGCGCCAAAGGCGTAAGCAGCGCCGCGCACATTGCCGCTCGCGTCGGCAACAAAGCAGTCGCCAACGTCCATCTCCGCAAACGGGTAAACAGGGATCGGGCCAGCCCCGCTCGGAGGCGCTAGCCCCTTCTCAATCCGATATTTTGTCGCAGTCGCCATGTCCCATCCCTTTCGCTTCGGATGAGCATGTGTTACGAAATGCGTAGCGCAATGTCAAACGGAAAAAGTAGCTCCGCAAAAATTAATTCGCTGGACATGTTGGAACGAAGAGGGAACACTCCCCGCATTCACCCCGCCGCAACTTATCTTCGGTTAGGGGGTTACATCTTTGTAAGGAGGCGGCGCGTCATGCCTGCCAAGCGGTTCGGCGCGGATGCCGAAGACGAGTTCCTTGTTACTCTGCTGATGCAGGCTCTGGCCGACGAACCTTCATGGCCGCAAAGAAATGCTCTGCCGCTGCTATCGACTCTCGAACCTGGGGATTTGCCACGAATCGCGCGAATGCTTGGAGGTCTGCGACGATCTCTCTCAGGCGAGGATCGTCTTCCTGAAGTGGAACGCCCAGCTCCTCTGCCAGATGTCGGACGACCAGTCGCACTGTTGCGGGGGGAAGCGGCCCCAAAGGGCTTGGCTCCAATCCAAACGCTTCGATCAGCTTGACGCCCTCGTCATAATACAGCTTCCGCTCGCCGCGAAGCAGCTCAGGGATGCGCGATGATGGAAGGTCGAGCGCCTTCGCCACGTCCACGTTGCGGACTTGTTTCGCGTCAATCTTTTCATTGAGACGCGTAAGTAGTTCCGAGCGATCCAGCACGCTCCTTGACTGACGGCCCCAATTAAAGAGCGCTACTACTTTTCCCGTAGAAACCACTTGACGTCTCCCTACGCAGCGCGTAGCAATGCAGTGCATGACTGCCACGGAGATCATCAATAGGCTCGGCGGGTTCACCGCCGTTTCGAAAGAATTGAGCGTGCCCCCGACCACGGTTTACTCGTGGGGCCAGCGCAATCAGATACCCGTCTGGCGTCAGCCGAAGCTGCTAGAACTAGCGAGCGCTTCCAACGTCTCGCTAGCGACGACAGACTTCCCTTCACCGGATGAGAGGATCGCGGCGTGATTGCCTTCGCGCCGACGCCCTCGCCATCCCTGACCATCGAGCGCGTTCACCCGCAGCTCGACCAGTTCATCACAAGCTACGTCCGCGTCATGGGTCACGAACCCTCCGCTGACGAGATTGCTGACTTCGAAGCCCGTCACGGGCTCACACCATTGTCGCGCGGGGATTCCCCTTTGTCCGCGCTGGGCGGCAGTTTCGGCACGCAAGACTGCCGCCCGCTCCATTCACCCCACGCGCCGGAACCCTGACGGTGGCGCGGGGGACTATCTGGATCGTCGGCGCTGGTATTGGCCCTCTTGCCGCCTATGCGGGACTGAGAATCGGCGGACCCGATCTTTCCGAGGCAATGGGTCTTTCGTGGCTGTTCGCATTCACTGTCGCGGCAATCCGCGCTTTCGTGGCGGCGAAGTAGATGGAAGCAACCATCCTCACCGCACTTCTCGCCATCGGTATCAGTGCGCTCGTCGTCATCAGGCTGAACAATGCCGAGCAAATCGGTGACGAGTTCGCCGATGGAGACTGGCCGGCGGTGCCGGAAGGGTTGCGCGGGCACGGCGGGAAGCCGGGGGGAGGGGGCGACGAGGCCGCGCCCGCGCTGAGGTTCGCACGTCATTCGCACCATGACGGAACGGGCCTATAATGGACGGACCCGTAACAAGCGAGCCGCAGGTGTGCGGTGTCAGCGTCGCTGGCAAGCGGCACGCGACGGTGCTCGGCGACATTGGCTCGGCGCTGCTGATCGTGAAGAACCAGCGCGGCCTTACGCTCGTCGAAATGGGCGAGGACATACGCAGAAGCGACGACACGATCGCCCGCATGATATCTGGCGAAACGGAGATGGGCGTCGTCACATGGCTTCGCGCCTGTGAAGCATATCCCGAGCTTCCGTCATTGGTGGCGGAAAGCGCCGCCGACCGAGCCGCAAGAGAAAAGCAGCGCACGCTCGACTTAGAGCCAACCCGCCAGCGCGACAAGGCGGCCTAGATGCCGTCGGGGGAACCAAAACCCAGGAAGTGCGGCGCGCCGATCCCGACCGAGCGCCAAGTGCAGCGTGCTATCCTCGCAATGGCCCGCGTCTGCTTTCCCGATGTGCTGATCCACCATTCACCTGGCGGCGCGCATCTGGCGGGATCGGCAACCGCTCGCTTCAAACAAATGGGCGCGCTCAAGGGCGACGGAATGCTTGTCGGCTTTCCCGATCTCATCTGCATCTGGAAAAGCGGCGTTGCGTTCATGGAGGTGAAGCGGCCCAAGCGCAGCGTTACGTCCGATGAACAGGTCTCCATGCTGGACCGCATTACAAGCATGGGCTGGCAAGCTGCTATCGTCAAGTCGGTCGATGAGGCGCACGCGTTCCTGAAAGCCGCTGGGGCTCCGTGCAGGGCGGACCTGGCGCAATGAGCCTCACCGGCAGCCTCCACTCCGCAGCTCGTCTAGCGATAGCGCATGAGAACAGACCTGGCGCGATAAACATGCAGCGGTGGGCCGCGACATACCGCTGCACCGTGGATGACGTGATCGAGGCTTTCAAGATCGCCGAGAATGGATCCCGCAAGCTGCCCGAGGAAATCGCAGCGACCGTTCCAACAATAACCGATGACATGATGGAGGGGAAATGAGCCGCAACGCTCTTAACGCAGGACATTTCGCCGCCAGCGCAACCGAGATTGAGCGCCTCTGCCGATATATCAAGGACGATCAGACGGTCGCCAATTACTTCGGCATATCGCGCGAGCGGGTCGAACGCGCCCGCGTCAATATCCAGCCCAAGCAACCACGGCGATTCAAGACTGAACGCGCGGTCTACAAGAACGCGAGCTACGGCTACGACGCGCACGTTGTCGACGCACGGGAAGCCGAGATCGGGAGCCGCAATCTCAACGAAGCGCTGCAACGAATGTTTCGCCGCTGGGAGAAGAAACACGGCTTCCAAGCTGGAGCTGGCGAGAGGCTTCTTCCCGCTGGATATAGCGCATGACCGCCATAAGCCTCAAGGCGCATCGCTTCATGGAGGCGAACGAAAGGCACGGCGTGGTCTATGCCAGCGTCGACGAGCATTGCTGCGTCTATCGCCTGTCCAGCGGATCAACGTGGCGGCTGTCGTTCAAGGAAAGCGAGCAGGTCGGATATCCGCGTTTCGCGCACCTTCCGCATGTGCTCGCCAAGCACCGCAAGGACGAGCTGGAGATTCTGGAAAAGGTAGAGGCCGAATCTCGCGAGCGGGAGTGGTATCGTGCAGGCTAAATCAGACACATGGATGCCTCTCTACATCGGCGACTATCTGGCCGACACGATGCACCTCACCTGCGAGCAGAGCGGCGCATATCTGCATCTCATCATGCACTATTGGCGCGCGGGATCACTACCCGACGATGACGTTGCGCTGGCGCAGATTGCCAGGCTGCCGGCGAAGGCATGGAAGGCCCACAAGCCGATCATCTCAGCGTTCTTCGGCAAGGGCTGGACGCACAAGCGCATCGACGCAGAGCGGGCAAAAACCAACGAGGTCAAAGAGCGGTATCACGAGCGCGCGGTGAAGGCCGCGAATGCACGACACAAGCAATCGACAAGCAATGCTTCAAGCACTGCTACAAGCAATGGTCAAGCGTGCTTGAAGGACCGTAACTCACAATCACAAGGTTCTAACGAACCTATTGCATCCACTAACGTGGATGTGTCGGCAGAGCCGCCGCCGCTCACCAAACAAGAGGTGATCGAAGCTTGGCAGGCCCGCATGGTTCCGCTCGGCTTTCCGGCGATCCGCAAGATGACCGGGCAGCGCGAACGCCAGCTCAGGGCGCGGCTTAAGGACAGTTCGCTCGACGAGTGGCTGCAAGCGATGGCGGCGCTGGAGCGTAGCAAGTTCTGTCAGGGGGAAAACGACCGGGGATGGTGGGCCGACTTCGACTTCCTGCTGCAGCCCAAGTCTTTCACGAAATTGTTGGAGGGTGCGTATGACCACTGAGAACCGCTTGGCGAAAAGCGAAACGCAAACGCGGCCGAAGATGTCTGCCCAGGATTGGGCCGATCGCGGAAACCGCATTCTCGATGGCCAAGAGCCGATGACGTGCAAGAAACATGCTGGCCAGTTCATGCGCCGCGACGATGTTCGCTGGGTCGTGCGCGATGGCCGCTGCGTGATCGAGCGCATCGCATAGCCAATCACTCGGGGGAGGGTTTCAAGTGGGATATTCGACGAAGAAACGACGAGGACGACCCAAGGTCCAGCGCATCCCCCATGACTATGGAAACGAGCGTGTTCAGGCTCGGGTCGAGCTGTTCCGCCAATTTCGCGGCGATGGATCGATCGGTTTCGAGACGAGCTGCGCTGGCAGATTGATGCTTGTGGGAGCATTTGACGGGCTCGAATATGATCCGCAGGTCTATCTGTCTGCCCTGCTTGAATACGCAAACGGCTACTGGGGTTACTACGGCGGCGGTCCGCAGGTTGCCGCTTATGAACGCAGCGACAGGGCGCATGACAGCAAGTGGGAAGATCCACGAGGCGAATGGTTCGACAGCGTTGATGAGAGGCTGAGGTCCGCTGGCCACCATGCGCGGCGCGCGGTTCACGAATGCACCGTCGACCGGCACTGGTTTCCTGACGAAGATGTGAGCTGGGCAGCGCGGATCATCAATTCGAGGTTTCTCGACAAGAAGCTGCCCGTTGCTGGTGAGCTCGCGTGTGACAGCGACTACGCAATGCTCGACCTGTTGAGGGCTGGTGCGGTTGCTTTGGTTGGAGTGCAGCAAAGGAGAGCGGCTTGAGTGGCATTCCGGGGATTGATCCGGCGTCCGCTGTGACATCTAGCTTGCTCGGTTATCAGAACCAGCTCGCGCAGCTTCAGCAGGCGCAGATGGTGAATAACATGCAACAGCAGCTGTCACAGTCCGCATTGACCGCGTTTCAGCAGATGCCGCAGATGGCCATAAGTGCTCCCGCGCCGCCGCCCAATGGCCGGTATCACCGTGACCGAGCTAACGAGTATCGCGCCAAGGCCGAACGCATAATTGGACGGATAGACTTCTGGCGGGCATTCGGAGAGTCCGCGATTGCCAGACCCGTTGCCGCCATCATGGTGAGCAGGCTTGCGGACAACCTCGAACGCGAGTGCGCCAACGCCGAACGATGGATCGCGATGGGGCTCGACGATGAGAAATAACACGGAACCAACTAATAGGCGGCTGCGTTGTTCCCGCGACCACTTGACGCGGGCCTGAAATTGCTGTATCATTGGAAATGACAATGTGAGAATTGCGCCTAGCGCGCAGAGTTCGTCACGCACCGGGGCTGTTCGCGGCTTCGGATAGAGGGCCGCCCTAACCGGCGGCCCTTTTCATATTCGCGCCCAGCGCGATCCCGCCAGCTCAGCCTATCCAGCAAGCGCACGAAAATCGGTGCTGCGACGCGCAACAGACTGGCGGGAGCCTTTTATGTCCCGCATCCGCAAGCGACTAATCATTCAAAGGGCTGAGCCCGTGTCCGAAACCGCGTCGATAATCGCCGAGGCGCTTCAGGACGTTGCGGCTGCATTGTGCTTCGAGGCGGCGACCAAATACATCGGCACTGCCGGGGAGCAACGGCAGATTGCGGCGGTGATGTTCCACACCTGCCAGAAGAGGTTCGGCGGCGTGAACTATGCCGGTCAGAAGATCAGTCACGCCGATGTCGAAACGCTAGAGCGCATGTGGAAGCAGATCATCGAGAATCGCCCGCGCCGATGATCTGGTGGAGTCCGGTTCAAACAGAGCCGACGCGCAAGAGATGGTGGGATACCAGGCTCAGCCGCAGGTTCGGCGCTGAAGGGCTGGCGGCAAGTATTTGGGTTGCTCACTTCTTCCCGTGGAACGTGCCGCAGGCCGACAACGACAGAGATTCTGTGAGGTGGTGATGCTCAAGGCACTCGCGCTGGCGTTGCTGGCGCAGATCTCGATTCTCAACCCTTTCTCGGGTCCGCACGCGCTCAATCCGTTCGCGGCCCCGCAGGGATCGGTATCGCCACTTACCACTGCCACGGCATCGACTCCTTATCCGTGCTCGCCTCCAGCGACCAATTCCACGGGCTATGTCCCGCGCGAGGGCAGTGTTTGGCTGGAGATCAACGACAAGCTCGGCATGAACAATGGCATGACGTGGAACCACAACACGCCATACGCCGTCTGCCTCGGCACTGCCAGCGATTACGCCCGCGTCGAGCTTCACGATACCACGTTCGATCATGGCCAGAACGACCCTTCGACCAAGCGCCGCGCCGAGTTCGAGACTTCAAGCAAGTTTGTGAACGGCGTCGAGAGCTGGCAGGGCTACAGCTTTCGGGTTCAAGTCACTAACCTCAGGTCGGGTTTTTCCTCGCGCCTGATGCAGGTTCACTGGCCCTCGGCCGCCTCGCCGGCGATCGGTGATTCTATCAAATATGCGAACGGCGGACTGATCTTCGTCGTCAGCACCAAGAACGACAACACCGATAACGTCATTCGTGGCCAGGCTCCGCTTAGCCAGGGAACGGTTCACGACGTTGTGACGCACTTCCTGCTTGGCGTGAACGGTTACGAGGATACTTATCTCGACGGCAAGCTGATCTCGCATTTCGTCGGCTTTGTCGGCTCGGACAAGCTGAACGGATACCGCCTTAGACTGGGCAATTACGGCACGATTCCAGGGATGCAGGTCGTGACCGAATACAAGAACATCACCACGCCGCCCAACGCAAAGACACCACTGACCGCGCGGATTGCCGCGCCGATGAGCTTTTGATGGCGGTTAATTACGCAACAGCTGTCAAAACCGCGCGCATCACCGCGACCCGTGATAATGTAGCCGCTGGCACGCTTGAGATCGGCACTGCCGGGATGGGATCGGTGCTCGCCACATTCACACTGTCAGGAACCGGGGGAACGGTTTCCGGTGCAGTGTGGACACTGGCGTTCAATGCCTCGACCGTGACTGCTGGCGCAACCGGGACCGCTGCCGCCGCGCAGATCAAGACGAGCGGCGGTGTCGCGAACATCACCGGGCTTACCGTAGGCACATCGGGAACGGATATCATTCTCGACAACGCGTCGATTACCTCGGGACAGTCGGTCACTTTGAGCTCGGCGACAATCACCCACGCCTGACCTGGAGGCGTGAATGGCTATTTCATTCGTCGGCTCGACTACCGGCCTGGTCGCCGCGACCGACACGACCGTCAACTTCTCGTCGCTGCTGGACTCGTCGGGCTCGACGCCGACCGTTGCCCAGAACGACATTGTTATCGTCACACTGTCCCGCAGGAGCGCGGGCGCTGCATCTCCAGCTCTTACCACGACCGGCTATGCGGCGATATATGCAAGCGTCTTTGCGGACAGCACTGACGACACCAACCTTATTTCGTTCTACAAGATCATGGGGGCGACGCCTGACACTAGCGTCGTCATCACGACCACCGGCACGACCAACATCCAGAGTTACTGCGTTCACGTTCTCAGGGGCGTCGATACCACAACGCCGTTCGATGGAATAACCCCGACAACCTCGACCGGAGTGGGGGCTGGTTCGCCCGACGCTCCCGCGATCACGCCCGCGACTGCTGGGGCATGGATCATGGCTTGCGGCGGCGCTGCCGGGCCGAATACCGCGGGCCAGACGACGGTTCTCACCAATCCCGCCAATCTGGACAGCACAACCAATTTCTTCCGCTCGACCGCTGGCACGAGGACAGCAACCGGCGCGGGTATATTCTCGGGCTGGACCAGCGGGGCATTCGATCCGGTAGCGTTCGGCGGGGGCGCGCAGAATGCCAGCGGCTCATTTGCCGCTGCGACATTTGCGCTAAGACCGGCAGCATCGGGCGGCCGCACAGGAACGCTCGCAGCAACCGAAAGCGGCTCGGATACATTCGCAGGGTCAGTTGCGATCAGGGTCACGGCCTCGCTCGCTGGCGTTGAGACTGGATCTGACACGTTTGCAGCCAACGGCGCGGTTAAGGTCAGCGGATCACTCAGCGCAACCGAGACGGCCACGGACACATTTGCGGGGCTCAGCATTGCCCCGACCTTCGCGCCGGTTACACCGATAGGTTGGATACAGAAACTCAAGAGCGGATCATGGGCTGCCGCCACTTACATCAGCGGCTCGACCTGGACGCAAAAGCAACAGGGTCGAGGGACCTGGTAGCCTGACACCGCCCATCCTTCGGGAAGCGGTAAACGGGAGGCGATATGTTCAAACACGAGAACGCAAGGATCAATGTGCTCGGCGTTGCGCCGCGCATTGTCACAGATTTCGGTGATGCAGAAGTTCTTCCCGGCGAGGATGAGCGTGCCGCTGCAATCCGCATCTACCGCGCGTGGTGCAAGGACGAGATAGAGCCCGATCCTTCACCCACTGTCGTCCTGCACGATGTGGTGCGGGAATAAAATAGTGACCGATACTATCAAACCGCCGCGCGCGGGCATGGGCCGACCCAAGGGCGCTCAGAACAAGATGACACGGGCGCTGAAGGAGATGATCCTGACCGCGCTCGACGAGGCACATCCTGACGGAGCGGTGGGCTACCTGAAGCAACAGGCGACGAGCAACCCGACCGCGTTCCTGACGCTGGTAGGCAAGGTTCTGCCGCTTCAGGTTGCGGGCGAGCTCGATCACAAGGTCAAGGTAAGCGGGGCGCTCGCGTGGAAGCCGCCGCAGTAATCGAGAGCCATTACGCTCCGCGCAAACAGTTCATGGGATTGCACACGCGGCCGACGCGCTGGGGCATCGCCGTATGCCACCGCCGCGCGGGAAAGACTGTGGCCTGTGTCAACGATCTCATCAAGGCCGCAGCGTGCTGCGAAAAGCAGAGCGGGCGCTTCGCCTATATCGCGCCGCAGCTCAACCAGGCGAAGGACATCGCTTGGCAATATCTGCTCGAATACACCGACTGCTTCGGAGCCGAGAGGAAGGTCAATGCCTCAGAGCTTTGGGTTGAGCTTCCAAACAATGCGGCCAGGATACGCATCTACGGGGCAGATAATCCGGACCGGTTACGAGGCATCTATCTGGATGGGGCGGTCCTCGATGAGTTTGGGGATATGGACCCGACAGTTTGGTCGCAGGTCATTCGCCCCGCGCTTAGCGATCGTAAGGGGTGGGCAGTTTTCATTGGTACTCCCAAAGGCAAGAACACATTTCACACGCTCTGGACCCAAGCCCACGAAAGCGACGACTGGTTCACGCTCAACCTGAAGGCAAGCGAAACAGGACTGCTCGACACCGACGAGCTGAACGACGCCCGCCGCATGATGACGGCAGACGAATATGCGCAGGAATACGAGTGCTCGTTCGAGGCCGCAGTCAAGGGCGCATACTATGGCAAGGAGATGAACGATGCGGAGGATCGCATTGCTCCCGTGCCTTACGACCCAAGGCTACCAGTGCACACCGCATGGGACTTGGGCGTCGCGGATTCGACGGTCATCTGGTTCATCCAGACGGTCGGCAGGGAAACGCGGCTCATCGACTGCATCAAGGGCGAGGGCGTCGGTCTAGACTGGTATGCCAAGCGCCTGTCTGAACGAGACTATGTGTGGGGCAACCACTATCTCCCGCACGACGTAGAGGTCAGAGAGCTAGGCACCGGCAAGAGCCGCAAGGAAGTTCTTCAAGGGCTGGGCATCAAGGCCACGGTCTGTCCGAACATCCCGATCGCTGACGGAATACAGGCGGTGAGGATGCTGCTGCCGACGTGCTGGTTCGACAAGGACAAGTGCAAGCAGGGCATCGAGGCGCTGCGTATGTATCGCCGCGAATATGACGAGAAGCGGCAGGAGTTCCGCGTGAACCCGCTGCATGACTGGACGAGCCATTACGCCGACGCGCTGCGGTATTTCGCGGTGGGTCACAAGAACCGGGCTGAGATGAAGCCGATCAAATATTCCAGCAAGGGGATCGTATGAACGACGTCGATCCCCAATTCCTCGCCTTTCTCCAGTCCGAGGAAGCGCGCTCCTATGACGGCACGCTGCTCGATGATGTCGAAGCAGCGATCAAGTCATACAACGGCGACCCGTATGGCGACGAGGAAGAGGGCCGGTCACAGGTTGTTGCCCGCGATGTTGCCGAGACCGTCGACTACATGCTCACCAGCATCGTCGATGTCATGGCCGGCTCGGGCAACGTGGTCGAGTTCGAGCCGCAGTCACAAGCCGACGAGGAACAGTGCGACGATGCCACGGTGGCGATGCACTACATCTACCGCAGGAAGTCCGGTTTCCGCCTGATCCACGATTGGGCCAAGGCCGGGCTTGCTGAGAAGATCGGCATCGTCAAGAGTTGCGTCGAGCGCAAGAAGAAGCGCGTCGAGGGCCTGTATCACCCTGCGATGCTGCCGGACAATGCCATTCAGGCGACGCAGACGGATCAGCCGCACCCGCTCGATGGCGAGCCGATGATCCACGCGGTCACGCTTGAAGAAACGGCGGCGACGTTCCCCGATTACCATGTGCCGCTGGAAGAGTTCCGCATCGCGCCCGATGCGAGGGACTTGGACAGCGCAGTTTACCTAGCGCACATCACCGAGAAGAGCATTTCCGAGCTCACGGAGATGGGCTTCGATGTCGACGGGATTGACCTTAGTCAGGGCGACAACCCGTTCCTGACCTCACTTGCTCAAGCGCGCAACGACGGTCGCCAAAACTGGATCGACAGCGGCTTGATGGATCGCATGGGCGCGAACCGCAAGGTTTGGCTCAGTGAGGAATATGTCCTCTACGATCTCGACGGCGACGGCATTTCTGAGCGCTTGTGCGTCAGCCGCGTCGGCAACACGATCCTGACGCGCGACGGACAGCCGGCGATCGAAAAGGTCGACTATCAGCCGTTCGAATATTGGTGCCCGTTCCCGATGCAGGGGCGGTTGATCGGGCAGAGCCTCGCCGACAAGGTGACGGACATCCAGCGCGTCAATACCGTGCTGTTCCGCAACGGTCTGGACAGCCTCTATTCGCAGGTCGCGCCCGGTCACTACGTCCATGAGGATTCGTGCGGCGACCACACGATCGATGACTTGCTCACTGTGCGGCCGAACCGGCTTGTCCGTTACACGGGACAAGTCGCGCCGATCCCCGAGCAGAAGAGCGACGTAAGCCAGATCGCGTTTGCTGCGGTCGAGATGATGATCCGGCAGCGTGAATCGCGCACCGGCATTACGCGCCTCAACAAAGGTGTCGACGAAGATACACTGAACGATACCGCACGCGGGCAGCAGATGCTCATGGCGCGCGGGCAGCAGATGGAGCGCTATGTCATCCGCCAGTTCGCGGAAGGCGTCGCCCGGCTGTTCATGAAGAAGGTCGGGCTGATGCGTCAATACGGCCAGCCCTTCGAGATCAGAGTGGACGGCCAGTATCGCACCATCGACCCGACGCAATGGCCCGAGGACATGGACGTTCAGGTTCAGGTCGGACTCGGCTCCGGCTCGAAAGAGGACAAGGTGATGGGCTTGCAAATGATCGGGCAGGTCCAGTCGATGCTCAAGATGGCCGGCTCGCAGATCGTCAGCGACGATAATGTTTACAATGCCTGCACGAGCCTCACGCGCAACCTCGGACTTCAGCCGAACGACTTCTTCACCGAGCCGCCCAAGGACCCGAACGGCAACCCGATTCCACAGCAGCAGCCGCCCGATCCCAAGGTGCAAGCCTTGATGGCACAGGTGCAGGTCAAGCAGCAGGCGATCGAGGCGCAGCAGCAAGCCGACCAAGCGAAGTTGCAGCAGATGATGGCGCAGCACGCCGACGAAGCGCAGATCGAGATACTGAGGCAGCATCAGGAAGCCGCGCTCGCTGTTCGTCAGCAGAATTTGCAGGCGTTCATCGATCAGCAGCAGATGATCCTCGATGCGCACAAGCACGCGGCGCAGCTAGATACGCAGCAGAAGATCGCGAAGATGCGACCCGGAGGAGCTTTGGACCGATGATGAAACGTAGCAAGGTTCCCGGCAAGAAGGCCGGCCCGAACGGTTCGTTCCCGATTGGCGACAAGAAGCACGCAAAGCTCGCCATTGGCGGCGCAACGCGCTCATATAACGCGGGCAACATCTCCAAGGGCACGGAGAACAAGATCAAGGCTGCGGCCCGAAAGAAGCTCGGCAAATGATCTACGTCGCCCTAATCACGCTGGGCGTTGTGCTCGGCTACATCATCGCACCGCGCATCATCGCCGAATATGACCGCATGATCGTTGCGCTCAAGGCTGAGATCGCAAAGCTCGAAGCGCGCATTGCCCAGCTCGAAGCTGACGCGAAAGCAAAACTGTGAGCGAACGCATCGCCCGCGCCCATCGCGCACAATCGGCGTTGGACGAGTTCTTGAGCCCGATGTTCGACGATCTTCGCGACGAATATGTGAAGCGCATCGCAGACGTTGCCGCAACCGAGCTTCACCCGGTCACGCGCGCGGACAAGATTACCACACTGTCTGTAGCGCTCAGAGTGGTGGACACGCTGAGGTCAGGCATGGCGGAAGTGATCCGCGACGGCGAGCTGGCGCAGCGCGACAAGCTCAGGGCCGAACGCATCGAAGGCATGTCGGACGCTCGGCAGCGATTGCTCAGGATAGCAGGATAACCAATCCCGCCAAGGAGGCGGCGATCACCGCGTCGAGATGACGCACATTCCCGAAGAAGGACGAAGCAATGACGACCCAGTCGGAAGTCCCGGCAGTCGGCAGCGAATCCGCGCCCGCAGCCGAAAATCCCGCAGACGTGTTCACGAAACTCGCGGAACAAGAGTTCGGCGTAACGGACGAAGAGGAACAACCGGCAGAAGCGGAAGGCGAAGAGCCGAACAGCGAAGAAGCCGATGACGAGACCGCAATCGAAGAGGAAGTCGACGATCTTCCTCCCATCGACGCGCCGGTATCGTGGGATGCAGAAGCCAAGGAGCTGTTCAAGAACCTCCCGCGCGAGGCACAAGAGATTGTCGCCAAGCGTGAAGGGGAGCGCGAGCGCTTCGTTCAGCAGAAGTCCCAGGAAGCAGCGCAGGCACGACAGACGGCGGCACAGGAAGCGCAGCAGCAGCTCGCGGCCTATCACGCCCAAGTCGCCCAGCAGCTTCAACAATATGCCCAGCAGATTGCACCGCAGCCGCCCGATCCGGCAATGCTGCAATATGATCCGCAGGGCTTTTACGCCAAGGAAGCGGAATACCGCGCCAAGACTGCCCAGCAACAGCAGTTGCAGCAGCAGGCGATGGAATACGCCCAGCAGGCGCAGGTCGGCGCAATTCAACAGGCGCAGGCCGAACAGGCGGAACAGCACCGCATCATCGTCGACAAGTTCCCGGAATATGCCGACCCTACCACCGGCCCTGAGCTGAGAGCCAAGCTCACGTCGGTTGCCAAGGAGTTGGGCTATCCCGACGAGCTGATCGGACAGGCACGAGCGACCGACATTCTTGCGATCCGCCAAGCGGCGGAATGGAAGGCCGATGCTGACAAGTATCGCGCCCTACAGAAGAGCAAGATGGAGAAAGTCCGCGCCGCCAGGGGACTGCCCAAGGTAGCCACCCCCGGCGTTAGCCAGTCCGCAACACAGCTCAGCGCCAAAAGCGCTCAAGCCGCACTCGATACGGCGCTGTCCTCAAGGAACAGGGATGTTCAGGGGGCCGCGTTCTATCAGTATCTCGAAAAGACCGGCCAGATCAAATAGCCGGTTCAATCCGAATGCCACGTCGGATGACGTTGCGTTCCCAGTGCCCCTTCGGGGGCCAGAAGGACTAATCAATGACTGTCGCTACCAACACCATCCAGGCGGTCAACCGCGTCGGCATCCGTGAGGACCTGTCCGACACGATTGGCGCGCTGTTCCCCGACGATTGCCCGTTTCAGAAGGCGATTGGCTCGGAAAATGCCACGCAGGTTTTCCATGAATGGCAGACCGACAAGCTGGCCGCCGCGTCAGCGCAGAACAAGGCGATCCAGGGCGATGACCTGACCAACGCAAGCCGTGCGAACACGGTCCGTCAGGGCAACTACTCGCAGATCATGACGAAGGTCGTCGGTTCCTCGACCACGATGGAGGCGAGCCGCACTGCGGGCCGCGCTTCGGAGCTTGGCCGGGAATTGATGAAGGCCGGGCGCGAGCTCAAGACCGACGCCGAGCTGCGCTTCACCGGCAACTTTGCCGCCGTTCCGCCCGCTTCGGGCACGGCTGGTGAAACCGCTGGCGCGTTGGCGTTCATTGTCACGCACAGCTACAAGGGTGCGACCGGCACCGACCCGACCTATTCGGGCGGCACCACGGTCGGCTATCCCAACGCTGCTGCTGGCAACGGCACTCAGCGCACCTACGCTGAATCGCTGCTCAAGACGGCTCTTGCCGACTGCTGGGTCAGCGGCGGCAACCCTCGGCTTGTCATCACCGACATGCCGCACAAGCAGATCGCAGCCGGCTTCTCCGGACTTGCGACGCAGCGCCGTGAGACGGGCGACAAGCTCATCACGATCGTTGCCGGTGCTGACATCTATGTGTCGGACGCGGGCAACGTGCAGTTCGTGCCGAGCCGCTTCTGCTCGAACCGTGACGCGCTGGTGATCGACCCTGATTACTGGGCGATTGCCACGCTTGACTCGCTCAAGGTGTTTGACCTTGCGACGACCGGCCTCGCCACGCGTAAGGCGATGCGTCAGGAAGTCGCGCTCGTGAGCCGCAACGAGGCAGCAAGTGCCGCAATAAGAGACCTGACTTAACGTTTAGCTGGGGATAACCTAGCCGAGGTCTCTTCATAAAGGAATGCCCATGCTGTAAATCTTCTGAGCAATCAGAGGAGGAATGGCATGGGCAAACCTGTCCGCGATCTAACTGGTGAGAAGTTCGGCAAGCTCACAGTCCTTGAGCGCGCCGGGTCGAAGCACGGTCACATGATTTGGTTGTGCCGCTGCGAGTGCGGGAACACCACAAAAGTCTATCGCGGTGAGTTGACGAAGGGCAAAACGAAATCCTGCGGGTGCGCTCAGGGCAAGAAGCCGCAGAGCGAATACGGCAGGCGCAAGGGCACCAGACTCTACGAGACATGGTGCAGCATGAAATCGCGTTGCCACAACCGCAATGAGCCCGCGTTCAAGAATTATGGGGCTCGCGGCATTTTCGTGTGCGACCGATGGAAGGGTGACTTCCTGACGTTCGTTGCCGACATGGGCGAGCCGCCCACGCCGAAGCATACGATCGAACGCATCGACAACGACGCTGGCTACTCGCCCGAGAACTGTAAGTGGGCGACCCGCGTAGAGCAGCGCGCTAACCAGCGCGAGGCAGATCGTCGCGGAACAAACAATGGCCGCGCGAAGCTGGCTGATGACGATGTGCGGGCGATCCGCCTCAGTTCGTTGGGGACTACCACGCTTGCGAGGGCATACGGAATCTCGCGAGAAATGGTGTGGGCAATCCGCACCGGCAAAAGCTGGAAACACGTCACCTAATATCGCGGGACCTCCCCGCAGAGGAGCGCCCATGAGCAACTGGGAGCTGATCGACTACAACCCCGCCACGGGCCTCAAGAAATACGTCGGCGATCACCCCGACGATCCCGAGGGCGTGCTGGTCCGCTACGAACAGAGCGGCAAGCACATTCAGAAGCACATAGACCTCAACAAGATTCAGCAAAATCACGTCAACACCGGGCGCATGGGCGACATGGAGCGGGTCGCGTCCATCCCCATCGGCGTCATGTATGAGTGGAAGGTCAAGCACAACGTCGACGCGTGGAAATACTCGTCCTGCGAGGAAACCCGAAAGCGCGTCAACGCCCTGCTGAACTCCTCGGACTACCGATACCTCAAAACCCGCGACATCATCATCTGAAAGGCCGCTAATGGCACACGTAAACGCACAGCGCGATACCAGTCTCGGGACGCTCGCGACCCTCACCGCAGCCGGCGCGGGATCGGTCACAGGGCCTGATCTCGACACCGCACAGCATCGCGGCATTGCGGTATTCGTCAACATCACGGCGATCTCTGGAACGTCACCGACGCTGACGGTCTCGATCAAGGGCAAGAGTCCTGTCGGCGTTGATTACACGATCCTCTCGTCCGCCGCGCTTACCGCAACCGGGCAGACCGTGCTGACGATCTATCCCGCGCTTCCCGCGTCGGCCAACGTCACTGCCCAATCGACGATCCCGACAGTCGCGCACGTCGATTATACTATCGGTGGCACTGGCCCGAGCATCACCGCAACCATCAGCGCGGTGCTGCTCTACTAATGGCGATCTCGCTTAACGTATCGACGCCGGGCGCAATTCCGGACCTCGATACCTTGATCTCAACAGCGCAGGACTGGCTCGACCGGGACGACATCGCGGACAAGATTCTGACCTTCGTCCAGATGGGCGAGGCGATGTTCAACCGCGAGCTTCGCACGCCCGAAATGGAGCGCACTGTAACCGGGGAAGCATCGGGCGAAGATACCACATTGCCCGACGATTTCCATGCGATGCGTTCGATCTATATCGAGGGCAGCCCCGATACGGCATTGAAGGGAATGTCCCCCTCAGCATTGCGGCAGGAGTTCGACGGCACGACCGGAACGCCGGTTGCTTATGCACTCGTTGCGGGTGGGATCAGGCTCGCACCGCCGCCTGCGTCACCCATTCTTCTGACGATGGACTATTTCGGCCAGATCGAGCCCTTGAGCGTGTTTTCACCCTCGAACTGGCTGCTCGAAAACCATCCTGACGCCTACCTTTACGCGACGCTGTTCAACGCCGAAGCCTTTCTCGACAATTCGACCCGCGCGGCTCAGTGGAAGGGTCTGCTCGATAGTGTTGTCGACCGCATCAACAAGACCGCGCGCAACAATCGCTACGGCGCAGGTCCCCTGGTTCCGAACACGATTACCCAGGTTTGGGCGGCGCGTTCGTAATGCCGTCGAAAGCCTATCCGCTTCCTGAGTGGTTGCCGGATCAACCCGGTTCGGGTCTCAGCATCGCCAGGAACGTGCGCGCGATTGCGAACGGCTATGCGCCGATCGGTGGTCCTCAGGCGGTTACGCCAGCGCTCAGTTTCGCTTTCAACGGCGGCAATTCGTTTCTTGCTTCGGACGGCAGCTCGACCCTCCTCGTTGCAGGGGGAACGCACCTGTACCGCTACACTGGATCGGCGTGGATTGACGTGTACGCGGACGGCGCAATCGTGCAGCCGTGGCGGCTTGCCCAGTTCGGCGACAATGTGATCGGTGCCAACGGCCAACTAACGGAATCCTATAACCTCCTCACGCAGGCGATCACGCACCCGACAGATGCGCCGAACCTGATCGACGTGGTGCAGGCGCGCGATTTCGTGATGGGCATCACCACCGACAACGCCTTGCAATGGTGCCAGTTCAATAACAGCGGCGTGTGGACGACCGGAACGAACCAGGCCGACAAGCAGCCGAGCCTGTGGGGCCAGCTGAGAAGGCTTATCGGCGGCGAATATATCATTGCGATCACAGACCGCTCGGTGGTGCGCGGAACCTATGTCGGAGTCGAGGGCGGTCTCGATATCATCTGGCAGTTTGACGAGATTTCGCAGGAAATCGGCTGCATGGCTGACGGGTCGGTTTCTAATGTCGGAAGGCTGATCTTTTTCCTGTCCGAGCGCGGCTTCATGATGTGCGACGGCAACGAAGTCCTCCCCATCGCCGATGAGAAATTCAATCGCTGGTTCTTCAGCGCTTACTCGCGCGCCGACATCGCCAACATCTGGTCGGCGATAGATCCGCGCAATTCGGAGGTGCTTTGGGCCATGCCGGGAACCCCCGGCACGATCATTGCCTATAACTGGGTGCTGAAACGGGCATACACGCTACAGCTGGGCGTGACCGGGCTGATGACGGGATATTCGTCGGCCACATCGCTGGATGCTCTGGACGCCATTTACGGCAATCTTGACGCAATTCCGATCAGCCTCGACGATCCTTCGTTGCAGGGCGGCAACCCGATTCTCCTCATCGCTGGCACGGATAACAAGCTCTACGCTTTGACCGGCGACAATCTCGAAGCAACGCTGCAACTGGACAATATCGAACCAGCGTCCGGCAAGCGCTCGCGTATCAGGGAAATCCGCCTGGTCAGCGACACGACCACCGCTTCGGCGACAATCGATGCGAGAATGAGGGCCGGGGACGCGGAGAATATTCGTTCTGCCTCAACCATGAGAAGCAACGGCAAGCTGCCGATCAGGGCCAACGGGCGGTATAATACGCTCAAGGTCACGATCCCGCCCGCAACCGATTGGTCGTACATCCAGGGCTGCGAACTTGAGTTCGAGGCCGGCGACGCACGATGACGACATCGCTTCGCGTCTCGCACCTGTCGGACGAACGACAGAAGGCGAAGGCGATCAACACGGCGCTGCGAAAGACGGACGCGTTCGACGTGAGCGCAGACCAGCTCACGCAAATCTGCGACCGGCCTCTATCTGTTACCGGCGCTTACCAGATTGCCGGGATACAGGTGCTTGGGCCACGGCTTACAGGGTGGCTTGCTGACACTGGAACTGCATCGACCGTCAGCCATGCGACCTACACGGCGGGAACAACGCTCACATTCTCCGCAAGCTACACGCAATCGGAACTGACCGCGCTGGCGACGCGACTGGCAGCCGTTGAAGCAGCGCTACAGGCTGCAACGCAGGCGCAGAAGGCAATCAAGGACGGACTGATCACGCACGGGCTGATCGGAACGTAATTGCAAATCGGGGCCATCGCCGATCCTCTCAACTGGGATCGGTGGCCGGAAGCCGAAGCATTGCTCGAGCCTGCACGCGCAAGGGGCGACTTCGCCACGTGCCTTGAGCCCGACGAAGCGCTCTATGTGGTGATGGACGGTGATGAATTGCTGGCCGCCGCAACGGCGTGGCTGGGGCGCAGCGAAGAAGAAACATTCGTGGAAGTGAAGCTGATCGGCGGACGGGATCACCGTCGCTGGGTCAAGCAACTGGATGACGTGATTGGGGCTGCGGCGCGCGGTGCGGGGGCAACGCGGCTCGTGGCGATTGGGCGTGCCGGATGGGCGAAGAGCCTCAAAGCACTGGGTTGGGAAAATATGGGCGCGGCCGAGGATCATCGGATCTTCACGCGCGCACTGGGGGTGTGTGATCGGTAAGAAAACGTCGAAAACCACGAGCACGAGCGCGCCGCCGACGTGGGCGGTCCCGCTCATCCAGGGCGGCGCGAACGACCTGCTCAACACCTACCAGAGCAATCAGCCGCAGCTCCAGAACATCGAAAGCGGGATCACCGGAAGCACCATTCCCGGCATTCAGGCGCAGATGGGGCAGCAGTCGCAGCAGCTTCAGCCCGGCTACGATTACATCAATTCGACGCTCTCGCCCGGCTTCCTCCAGAACGGCCAGTCACAGGCACAGGCGCTCGCCAACTTCGCTGGACAGCAAGCGGGCAACCAGATCAACTCGTCATTCTCCGCAGCGGGACGGACGGGAAGCGGCAACAACATCACCGACGTATCGCGCGGGGTTACGCAGGCCGAGCTCGCACCGCTGCTCCAGAACCTCCAGTATAACGAGGGCGTCCAGCAGCAAGCGGCGGGGATGCTTCCCGGCTACACGACTTCGCAATTCGCGGGCTACAACCCATTGCTCGGCGCACAACAGCTCGCCGGCCAGCTTCCTTATTACGGTTCCTCGACCATCGGCCAGATGGGCAGCCTGTTCGGCAATTACGGCACGCAGACGCAGCAGCAGCCGGGTGGATTCCTCAACGGCCTGCTCAGCGCCGGTGCGGCCCTTGGATCGGCGGCGATCATGCATTCCGACCGCAGGCTAAAGACCAAGATCACGAAGGTTGGCGAGGCGAAGGACGGCCTCGGCATTTACGATTGGAAATGGCGCAGCGATCCTGACGGTCCGACCGTGCGCGGCGTCATTGCCGATGAGGTCGAGAGGCTGCGTCCGTGGGCGTTCGCGCCCAACTTCAACGGCGAATACTCGGGCGTCAATTATGCGACTTTGGGGAGCGTGGAATAGTGGATCCGATGCAGCTTTATATGATGCAGCAGATGATGGCCCAGCGCCAGCAAATGCCGCAAATGCCCGGCCAGATGCAGCCGATGGGCGGGCAGCAAATGCAGCCGACCGGGCAGCTCCCAAGCTATGGCGCGCCGCAGATGGGCCAACAGCCGACTGGGCAGCTTCCGCCAATGGGTGGCGGTCAGATGACGCCCGGCGGCGGCATGGGCGGCGCTCCTATGCAGGGCGGTCATCGCGGCATGATGAATCCCGGCTTCGCGCTTGGCCTCCTGCCCGGTTTGATCGGCAGCGGCTCGATCAACCCTGGCTTCGGACTCGGCATTCTTCCCGGCCTCATCGGCATGGGCATCAAGCATAAGGTGTTCTAGCGATGGCGTTCCCGACTGCCGACCTGTCACAACTGGGACCGCTGTCGCAACAGCAGCCGTTCACCATGCCCGCTCCTTCAACTGGCGGCATGTTCGGCGGCGGCAAGTTCGGCATTGCTCAAGCGATCGTCGCGGCGCTCAACGGCTACCTCGCGGGAACGCGCGGGCCTTCGCAGCAGGTCGGCATCAACAACCTTCAGATGATGCAGGCCGAGCGCGAGCGCCAGCAGGCGCTTCAGGCGGCCGTGGCGCAGCGCCAGCAGCAGATTCAGGACGAGCTCGCCGTTCACCAGGCGAACCGGATGTTCGACATCCAGAACGCGCCGCCGCCCGACATTCAGGACCGCATCGACGTTCTGAACAAGATCGACCCTTCACTCGGCGCGACCTATGCCCGCAACTATGCGGCCAATGGCGGCGGAATGGGGCCGGTGCTGACAAACCCGCTCACTGGGCAGACGATGGTTCCTGCCGGCAAGGCTCCAACGCAGGAGCCGCCTGCGGAAGCAATCGCGCGGCTCAAGTCCAATCCGGGCGAAGCGCAGCAGTTCGACGAGATTTTCGGCCCCGGCGCGTCAGCACGAGTTCTCGGAGGTCAGACGGGTTCAGCCCCGTCTGGCGGCTTTCCTCACTAACAATCCCGGCGCGCTTCGCGTCCCCGGCTCGATGCAGTTTCAGCACTTCGCCGACCCGCAACAGGGTATTCAGGCGCAAGAAGCGCTGCTCGGTCATTACATGGGGCGCGGACTGAACAGCGTTCAGAGCATCGTCGAGACCTACGCACCGCGCAGAAGCCGCGGCGGCGACAACAGCGACGCCAGCGTGAACAATTACATCGGATACGTTGCCAAGCGGATCGGCGTGGACCCTCGGGACGCGCTTTCGCCGGCAGTGCTTCCACGGCTCGGGCAGGCAATGCGCGAGTTCGAGACTGGAAAGAGGGTCTATTAGTGGCCGATAACCCCTACGCCAAATATGCCAACCCCTACGCGGGTTACGTGCCTGTTGGCGTTCCCGATCCAACGAAGCCGCTCGACCTCAAGGCGAAGCAGCTCGGCATCCAGAAGGACCAGTCCGAGCTTGCGCTAACCCCATATCAGCTCGCCAAGCAGAGGGCGGACGCGGCGAAAGCGGAGCTCGACCTAAAGACCGCGCAGGAGGCATATGACGCCGCCCATCCCAAGGGCAGCAATGCAACCGTTCTAGGCCCGGACTCGCTCAAGAACCTGTCGGTTCCCGATCAGGAGCTGGTAAAGGCGCTTGCCGAAGGCCGCTTGGCGTTCCCGGGCGGCTTTGCGCTCAAGGCTCCGTGGTGGCAGCAGAAACTCGAACAGGTCGCGGCTTATGATCCGACGTTCGACGCGACCAACTTCAACAATCGCGCCAAAGCCCGCGCGATGCTGCTTACCGGCAAGGTTGGCGCGTCCGCAAATGCCCTGAACACGGCGATCGGGCACCTCGGTATGCTCAACCAGCAGATCGGAGGGACGGCATCGCACAACTTCACGCCGTTCAATGCGATCGAGAACACCGTTTCACAGACGTTCGGCGATCCCGGCATTACCAACTTCAAGGATACGGCAGGCAAGCTCGCATCCGAGCTGACGAGTGTTTACCGCAACGGCGGCGGCGCGGAGGCGGACGTTGTTCGCCAGCTCCAGAGCTTGGATCCGAACGCTTCCGAAGCACAGAAGCGCGCAGTGATCCGGAACGCTCTCGATCTTCTCGCGTCGAAGCAGTCCGCCAACCTCTATCAATATGGCATCGGTTCGGGCGGCAAGCCGCCGGTGGACCTGCTCGATCCCGACGCCCGCAATATTCTCAACCAGTTCCCCGACATTCGTGACAAGCATTTCGCTCCTGCCGAGCAGGGGCTAAGCCCGCAAGCGGCAGCGATCCTGCGAGCAAACGGCGGTTCCCCCCCACCCGCAGCGCCACCGACCTCACCGTCGTCGGGTGGCGATGTTCCGCCCACGATCGGCGGCCCGCACGACTTTTCGGGCATGGTCGGCGGTCCTTCGGCGTCACTCGCTACGGGTGGCGTCCGCAACGAATATGATCCCGTAATGGCGAACACGCTGTCGGCGTTCATCAAGCGCGGCGAGCCTTATCAGACGGCGGCGGCATTCGCGCAGAGTCACGGCTTCAATGCGCCCGACCCGCAGGCATATCTCGCAGCCGTCGCGTTCGCCAAGGCGCACAACGGCGCAACCAACGTGCAGGCCAACCGACAGGTCGCGACCACGCTCGGGGAACGACTTGCTTCTTCGCCTCTGGCGGCCGGGATTACCGCTGCTGGGTCTGCGGGGACCGCGGGCTTGCTCGATACGGGCATCCGCTCGCTTGTCGGGCCTCAGTATGACGCGAACCGCGCGGCTCTTGCGGCCACGAACCCCACTGCGGACTTGCTCGGCAACGTCGCGGGCGGCGCTGCTGGCATGTTCGGCGCAAGCGGGGTGACTGCTAACCTGCTTCGCGCGGGCGCAAAGGGCGGCGTGGCGCGCAATCTGCTGGCGCTTGGACTACAAAACCCCGGCACCGTCGGTGCGCTGGGCGACACGGCCTACGGCGCGCTCTATGGGGCCAACGAAAACCCGGACAATCCGCTTGCCGGCGCTGGAATCGGCGCAATCAGCGGCCTTGGCGGCGGCATTGCTGGCAATGTGCTTGCAAAGGGCACCGGAGCCGTCCTTCAGGGCGTTACTAACCCCGCTGTCCAGCGCCTCAAGCAAGCGGGAATCCCGCTTACGGTCGGCGAAGTGCTGGGCGGCGGCGCGAAGAAGGCGCAGGACGCTCTTACCAGCGTGTTCGGCCCCGGAAACATGGTCGCACGGCGTTATGCCGATGGGCGCTTGGCGCTCAATCAGGCGGCATTCAACGAAGCTGGCAACCTGATCGGCGCTCCGATCAACGCTGTCGGCCAAAAGGGCATCCAGGCGCTTGATACGGCCAAAAGCCGAGCATACGCGAATGCGCTGGACCCGATTTCTCTCGACCTCAACAATCCATCGACAATCAATGGCATCGGGAGCGCCCTGAACGCGGCAAAAGCGATCCCGAACGTCGATCAGGCGAGCGACATCGCCACGGGAGGGCTCGCCAACTACATCGGGAACGCGGCCCCGAACGGAATCATGGCCGGAACCGACTTCCAGCAGGCATATCGCGGGCTTTCTCGGCTCGGCAGGCAGTCCAGCAATCGCATTTACGGCCATG